TTCTTTTACCCTGATGATCATTTTGATCTTATATCAGGTGATCCTGATACATTGGGTAATTTGTGGATATATAGTCCAGTGGGACTACAACATGCACAATCCAATACACAGTCTTTGACTCTCGCAGTATATGCTTGGGTTACGGATATTTCTTTGTCTACACCAACTCAATCAAATATAGGAGGTTTATTGCCACAATCCGGTGATGAATTTGGTTCAGGACCAATTTCAAGACCTGCAAATGTTATGGCAGCAATAGCCGGCAAAATGTCTAAAGCGCCAGTTATTGGCCCCTATGCTATGGCTACCCAAATGGCAGCCAGCGCTATGGGATCCATGGCACAGTTATTTGGTTATTCCAGACCCCGTATTATTGAAGGGACGAGAAATCGAAGGGTATGGCAAACCGGTGATTTGGCTTCTACTGATCAAGAAGATACTGCCACCACCCTTGCTTTTACGAGCAAGCAGGAAGTGACTTTGGATCCTCGTACAGTAGGCCTCGGCTCTCAAGATGAGCTTGATTTTGATTATCTTATGAAGAAACCCACCCTTTTTGCGAATTTCACTTGGAGCTTTTCTGCGGTAGCCAATCAAGCTTTATTTTCTGTAAGAGTGAACCCATATGTGTATAGGCGAGATACTTACCTTGGTTCAGCTGCAGGATATGCTTTAACGACAACCGCACTATGTGCCTTGCCGTTTAGATATTGGCGTGGTTCTATGACATACCGATTTTCTGTGGTAGCTTCTGGTTATCACAAAGGAAGATTACTTTTTGTTTGGGAGCCAACAACACCGAATACAAGTCCTTTGACTACTCCACCAGAGAGTAATGTGACGTATTCCAAAGTAGTTGATATAGCTAAAGAAAGAGATTTTTCAATTACAGTTGGATGGGGTGCAAGTCAAACAGGTCTTGAGGTTCCAAATCCTATTGCGAGTGGTGAATTGGGTATGCACCTTAATGGTGCCCCAATATCTGCAGTTCCAGGTATTGACAATGGAGTATTGACATGTTATGTGTTGAATACATTAGTTAGTTCAGGTGATAACACAAGTCCAATCACTGTAATGGTACATTCCTCATCAGATGATTTGGAGGTGTGGTCTCCCAATCAAGATCAATTAAAAAGGCTAACAATGCAACCTCAAGCAGAGCCTGCACCACCGCGTGGACTTGTGCCTCAATCAGGAACCATGGGTGATGTGGAAGATGGACCCCAGAATGCATCTGAGGAGACTAATGATCTGGGAACGGTTGGCGCACCTCATATGCCCGCATCAACGAGCGTTTTTACGTCAGGTGAGTCTATAAAATCTTGGCGAACCATGCTTAAAAGATACGTTTTACGACGATCAATTATGGTTAACCAAATTATCCCAAATAATTTCTTCGCATCTGTGTATTTCTCTGGTAATGCGTATGCATATATGCCAGATGTACCTTATGCAGGTGTTTCAGGTGGTATCTTTGAAGGTCCCTTTACACCATATGCTTTGATATACTATTGTTTTGCAGGGTGGCGTGGTTCATTTAGGTTTAAACTATTACCGGCCACAGTAGGCAATGGTCAGCAATGGGCCGCCACATCTTTGGCGGTATCTCGCGGCAATTATAACACTCTATCTGATGTTATATTGCAGTTGTATGGGCGAGATCCTGGTGGAGTGCATGCTTTTGATCTAGATCATGATTATAGCTGGAATGGCTGCCAAATGTCGAACCCCGTGCAAGGGAATGTTTGTGATTTTGAATTACCTTGGTATTCAGCACAGAGATTTGCACCAACAGTTGCAGACACCACATCTCTAGAGATGGGATATGAGGCCACAGCCCTAGTGGATAACCCCTCGGCAGCTGGTGAAAGAGATATATTCGCAATCATAAATGAATATGGGGCAATAGGAGAGGATTATAATCTGTTCTTCTTCACAGGAGTACCAC